CAGGATTTCCAAAAAGGCCAGGATTTCCAAAAAGGCCAGGATTTCCAAAAAGGCCAGGATTTCTAAAAAGGCCAGGATTTCCAAAAAGGCCAGGATTTCCAAAAAGGCCAGGATTTCCAAAAAGGCCAGGATTTCCAAAAAATCTACATAGTCCATAAATCTGCCAAGACGTTGCCCTTAATAACACCCTCCTTTTGCACACGCCCAGGACCAGGACGGTCTAAGTTTTGGATAAAACTGGCAGGAGGTTCATAATCCATTGCACGTCGAAGTTGAGGATTTTGTTGTTGTTGCTGTTGTTGTCCTATGGAAGAAGGAGCAGAAGCAGAAGCAGAAGCATTCCCTCGCGTCAACAATTCAATCTCTTCATTGAATGTTACAGCTCTAGGAGGCGCTGCTGCCTGACCACCCTTCTTCTTCTGCGAACCTCCTGAAGCAGCCGCCCCACCTAGTTTCAAAGGTACTACTGGCTCAGGCATCATCGCTTGAACAATCGGATTTTTATTCGCCAAATAAGAACTTTCATGATGTCTCCACGAAATATTCAGAAAGTTCGGCCATGTGAATTTCACTTCAAATCCTGACTGGCGAAGTTGCCACACCAAGTAAACAATACAATCTTCCATATCCAACTTCGGCAACCCTAAAATGAAAGGCGGAACCACATATAAAACAGAAGATGTATTCCCGGATAGCTGGGATGTCGCATACACGCGATGATAAATCTGCTCAAGAAGTGTGTTATACGCCCGAAGTCTTGCATGATCACGTCGCACCCGTCGGTCATACAAGTCTTTCGGTTCCAAACGAGGTACCTGTATTATATCCTTCGGTCTACCAATCGGCATCTAACCAAGAGCACAAAAAGACAAAACGTATTCCTCCACGGCGTATCGGCTTATGTGGCGGCGGTATTCGTGGTATCGCCCACGTAGGTGTTATGAAAGCTCTTAGTGAAGAAGGCTTCCTTCCGAATATTAAAGAAGTCGCTGGTATAAGTGCCGGCGCCTTCTTTGCACTACTCTGGGTTCTTGACTATACGGTCGCCCAGATTGAACAGCTTTCACTTGAGTTTGACTTTGCTATACTAAGGAATATTGAACCTGAAACAGTACTATCATTCCCTTTAACATTCGGTCTAGATGAGGGTCAGGCTTTGGAAAAGTTTATAGGGTCCATTCTAAAACAAAAGGGATTTTCGCCTGATGCCACATTTGAACAAGTCGCCGCAAAACATACAAAACACTTGCGATGTTTCGCCACTGAACTCCAGAGACTGAAAATACATGAATTTAGTACTACGAAAACACCAACGACCAGTGTAAAGTTTGCAATTCGTGCATCAATGTCACTACCCCTCTTTTACACTCCTGTCAAAGATATAACTACAGGCGCATTATTAGTTGACGGCGGAGTATTAAATAACTTACCTCTTGTTTTCTTAAAAGATTCAGAACTCTTTGAATCTTGGGGGGTCTTGTTTACAAAAGAACAAAAAACCACAATTGAACCTATTGAAAATGTTATTGAAGTATTCAAGTATATTTATGATTCTTGTACTTCTGTAAAAAACTTGCCGAATATTGAAAAATATAAGGATAGGCTTATTTGTATTCCTACGGGTGACTACAATCCTTTACACTTTGAAGAAACTCGTGAAAAAAAGATGGAATTAATTGAACGTGCTTATCGTGCAGCTAAGAAATTTATATATTCTTCGCCGACTTCTAGGAAACCTCAAAGGCGGTTTTCAGCGGCTTAGCCGCGTAGCGGTAAAGACAGCAAAGGCTGCGTAGCCGCATAGCGGTAAAGACGGCAAAAGCAGCAAAACCCCTAAGCATAATGAATACCACCCTTTAACACACGATTGAGCATATTCAGCTGATGTTGATTCGGTGAAATACGCCCAGATTCAATATCACGAATAGTATGTTGGGGAAATGAGCAAAATCGGTTCAAATCTGCCTGTGTCCACTGTTTGACCACACGCCGATTTGTAATTTCTTGACGCATTTCAAGAGACAGAGTCTTTAGTTTTATATGACCATCAGCTTCCTCTAGTTTACGAATGTTCTGAGTCTGCTGAGTAGAAGAAGGATAAGATTGTTTGGGTTCGACTACACTTATCTCTTCAAAAGTCACAGATTTTGTATTTGAACTTGTTGTTTTTGATTTATTTGTTGACTTCTTCTTATTACTAACATGTGTCCAAGAACCATTATCAGAATCCATTGGAATAAAGGAAGGATGCCTAGCAGATGAATCATTCATTCATTAATTTGGGACCATCCTAGAATAAACAAACGAGGTGTCAATTTTTTTTGCCCTCTGGCATTTGCCCTTTTACACATTCTGTGCTAACCAAGTCTCCCATCCTTGCGGTGTGCGTTCCCCATTAAACTCTACATACGTTCCATTAGGCTTCTTCAGCAAGAAGGTCGGGTATCCTTTTACAGGAACCGACTTATCCTTTATCGAGCTTTCTTCCACCATTGATGTAAATATAGTCTGACCATTCACTTGTATACTACCATTCTTGCTCCATTCTGCATATATAGGCTTCACTGTCTTGCAATGGGGGCACCAATCCGCATAGTATAGAGTAAACGTGTTAGCACCACTTTCGAAGCCTTCAGCGCCACGACCATACATATACATAACTATAACTATAGCAATAACTACAACAAAAACAACTACGCCATATTTCATCGTCGCACTCATCTTAGCCATTCTACTATAGGTCTAAGAAAAGAATACAGAATTCAATAAAATGCCTATGCCTATATTTGTAAATACCTCCTTCTTTTTCAATATATGCCATCACAAGTTCCCACTCTCGCTCCCAGATTTGAATGGTCAACTCTTGTTCGTTCATCCTGACCACTTAGAAGGCTTTGTCGCTAATGCAATGTCAAAGATACAAGTAAAATACTCGATAGTCTCGGCAATGTCAGACCACACCATCCCCCACGACTTTCCAGAAGAATCTGCCGCCATAGAATCAAATCCCAATATCCTCTACTGGTTTTCGGCAAACTGCATGGAACCTACATATAAACGCAAACAAATTCCCATCGGTCTCAAATACCCCCTCGACCAAACCCTCAACCACCCCTTTAACACACCGTTTGAAAAGCAAGAAGAACAAGAAATCTTGGAAGTACGAGAGCAGCAAGGGCAACTAAAGAATAAATGCTACGGAAACTTCCATTTTTCCATGATTACTTTATATGCACAAGACCGCAAAGACGCCTTGAAACAAATCCCTACCAACCTAATTGACTATGAGTCTGAAAGAATTTCTAGGAAAGAATCGCTCCAACGTATGAAAGAATACAAGTTTATAGTAAGTCCTTTTGGCAATGGATATGACTGCCACAGAACCTGGGAAGCTCTGATTCTAGGTTGCATACCCATTATAAAGTCCTCAGGCCTTGACCCAATGTTTGAAGGTTTACCCGTAATGATTGTAAAGTCTTGGGCAGATATTACACGTGAACGACTCGATTCATTTATTGCCGATAAGTCACAAATGGAAAAGATTACGATGCGATTTTGGGTAGAACGCCTAAACTCTATACGTAACAATTATATAGCATGAGAGTAAAAATCATTCAATGTGATACGCGCAATATTATTTTACAACTAAAATCAAGAAATTTATATTACGGAAAAAAAGATGAATTTCATATAAATCATATTATAAATAACAATAATAATATTATACCTCATCATCCTGAAAGTATGGAAACGGCATTAAGTTTATCTTGTCTTGTAAATATGATGAAATGCAAAATGATGTCGCTTGAATATGAATTCATAAAGGGTAATAACGACGACTGGAATTTTGGTAAAAATAATCAAAACCCAGACCCTACAAAAAGAGATGTAACTTGGTTAAAACCAAAAGTTTTATCGGAAAAAATGTCTGAAAAGGAAAATGAATCCATAGATATTTTTTGTATTCTAGATACTGATGCTTGGGTTCGTGATGAAACCTTATTCTTAGAATTTTTAGAAACCTTTTCAAAGAGTGCCACAACAATCGCTATGCCTGAAGATCTAGATCGCTCGTCACTTCTAAATTCAGGATTTTATGCAATAAAGAATACGGAAAAAGGAAGAAATCTTATCAACACAATTAATACAGACCCTGCGTACAAGAAATACTACAACGTTGTCTTTCATGAACAGGCAGCAATGTGTGATTATTATAGAGAACATAAGGAAGAGTTTATGGTTCTACCACTGAATGATTTCAATACACCCTGTGGCTCTATAGTTCGCCATGCATGGATAAATAATATTTTTTATAAATTAATTGTCGATGAAGTACTTTCCATATTTACAAGATTTACTCTATCTATGGCAAATAACACTACTCTAAATCTTGGCAATGACCTTATGTTTTATGATACTAAAGTAAAACCTGGAGTCATTCCAGAAATTCGACCGCTGAACAAAATGTCGAGCATTCTGCCTAAACTGTCACCACAATGATTTTATAGGATGAAGTCAACAAAACTCGTATTTTCCCAGAATCTTTGGAAGGAGGTGCCAATGCCGAAAGGCCACGACCCTTCTTGGATTTCGGCAGACTTCTGGTATTATGCTTCTCTGTATGCAGCGGCGGAAGCCAAAGGTTTCAGTGCCCAGAGAGCTTCAATAGTAGCGGAGGCAGCCGTTTCAAAACGTCTGTATCCAGGACTTATGTATGATAAAACTCTGGAGGAAGAGATTGCATCAATCCCTAGGGAATAACATTAGAGACCATAGAACTATGAAAAATAGTCCCGTATGTAAGAAAAACCCGGTAGGTGTAGGACATCCACCTGGACTCGCGATATCCACCCAGCTTCCTAAAAACTTCTGTAAAAGTTTATAAGTTTCTGGATTTGCAATTAAGAAAAACACGAGAGTTGTATAAGCTGAATACTTGGCTTTTAGAGCATAATTTAAAGTCGGCTTTGCTACAGGCGGCTTATTCTCTGATGGCACAGAAGGCATATCTAGTATCTTAGAGTTTTTTAAGTACGGGGAAAACCCCTCGTTCCGCCTTCGTATCATAAACCAAAAACGGATTTCCAATTACATGTGTCGTCGAATTCAAAACAGATAAGGAAAGTTTCGTAAACAACGCCGTAACCTCGTCTTGAATTAACTTGTAAAATAAGCCGTGCAACCATGCATGCCGCACTACAGAGCCGCACGGTGTGTTGAAATCATTCAAAGGAAGAACCATAAACTGTTCCTTATGTTCTAAATAATACTCACTCAAAGCGCTTTGTTCGTGATATACGACATTATGATATTTTTTATAGAGGGGGCTACTGTAGATAGTTTCAATAATCTTTCGCCCTTCTTCATTATTTTTAATAAAGATACACCCAGAATTCAATATTGTTGAACGACTTATATCTTCAGCCATAGCGATAGTGGCATTTGAAGTAGAAAACTTCTTTACAAATTCCAAAAACGCCTCTTCATCACGAATCCACGCATCGGTATCCAATACACAAAAAATCTCAATCGCCCGATTTTCTTCCTTGCACATTTGTTCAAGAATTGTCTTCGGTTTTAACCAAGTTACAGCGCGTTTCTTAGATTCTCCTACGCTATATACATTCGCATTCGCCACAATACTCGGAAAGTCCCAATCACCTGAATCCCCTTTTACACATTCATAGTGAAATCCGTTCAACTTGCACTTCATCATATTAACAAAACAACATAAGGAAACTGCATGAATCGAAGTTTCTGGATGAAAGAGTTCATTCTGATTATTTCTCATTAGTGATTCATAGTCATATTCAGTAGGTTTTCCATAATATAAATCTCGCGACTGGGTGTGAATGACAAGGTCTCGTGTATCACATTGAAGAATTTTGATTT